GTCAGCGGTGTAAATCAATGGGTATTGATTGACAACACCGATAATACAAGTCAAAGCGGTATTATTTTTGCAGATGCTCGATGGAGCACAACAGGTAATGTTAATCCGGTAACCGGAACTCTGCCAACCATTACATCACTGGGGGTCAGCAACTTTGTTGATCTAGATGCGCCGGATCCTCTTTTCTATCCACGCGGCGTTTTACTGTTTAACACAAGAGCCAGCGGTTTCAATGTCAAACAATACAAGAGTGCATATTTTACCAGCGCAGCTTATCCAAACGAATCTCTACCTTCGAGACAAGACACTTGGTTAACAGTAAGTGGGTTTGATACTTCTAATGTTCCAAATTTTGGTCGCAAAGCACAGCGTGGTGTTGTGGTAGCAGCATTGAAATCTTCTATAGACAGCAGTACAGCATTGCGTGAAGATCAGAATGTATTCAACTTGATTGCTTGCCCAGGATATCCAGAATTGATGCCTAATATGGTAGCATTGAACGAAGATCGTGACAACACAGCATTCATCATTGGTGATACTCCAATGCGTTTGCCGGCCACCGGAACAGCAATTCAAGCGTGGGCAGATAATACAGATGGAGCTACCTCCACAGGCGAAAGCGGTATAGTAACAGCCAGCCCTTATGTTGGTGTTTACTACCCAAGCGGCCAAACAAACGATTTGTCGGGCAATGCAGTTGCAGTACCTCCGAGCTATGCAGTACTTCGCGCTATTATCAAGAGCGACAACATCAGCTATCCTTGGTTAGCACCAGCCGGCACACGCAGAGGTTTAATTGATAATTTAAACACTATCGGTTATGTTGACGCAGACAGCGGTCAGTTTATCAGTATTGGGGTCACACAAGGTCTACGCGATGTTATGTACACCAATAAGATTAATCCCTTGACCAATTTACCAGGTACTGGATTAGTAATTTATGGTCAGAAGACATTGGCCACTGAGCCAAGCAGCTTGGACAGAATTAATGTTGCAAGATTGGTAAACTATCTAAGATTGCAACTAAACACATTGGCCCGTCCGTTTATATTTGAACCAAACGATCCAATTACACGAAATGCAATTGCAGCAGTAGTGTCCAGCTTGTTAAACGATTTAGTTGCCAAGCGTGGTATCACAGACTATCTAGTAGTTTGCGATGGCACCAACAACACAGCAGAGCGTATTGCTAGAAATGAATTGTATGTAGATGTTGCAATTCAGCCTACCAAAGATGTTGAATTTATTTACATTCCTATTAGGTTGAAAAATCCAGGAGAAATCCAAGCAGATAACATTGCATCAGCATCAGCCGTAGGAACAGGAGCATAACATTATGGCAGTTTCATCATTAACCAGATTTACCGTACCACTGGGCGGTAACCAAAGCGCAACTACCCAAGGTTTGCTAATGCCAAAATTAAAGTTTCGCTTTCGCGGAACTTTTGAAAACTTTGGCGTAAGCAATCCCAAGACTGAGCTGACCAAACAGATTATGACATTTGCTCGTCCACAGGTAACTTTTGATCCAATCGAAATTCCTATCTACAACAGCAAAATCTATATTGCAGGCCGCCCAACTTGGGCAGCAGTGGCAGTTAGTCTGCGTGACGATGCAGGCGGCAATGTCAGCAGACTAGTTGGCGAACAGCTACAAAAGCAATTCGACTTCATGGAGCAGGCCAGTGCAGCTTCGGGATCGGACTACAAGTTTGTGACCACATTAGAAATGCTGGACGGTGGCAACGGTACTACCGAGCCAACAGTGTTGGAAACATGGCAACTCTACGGTTGCTTCTTGACTGATGTAAACTATGGCGATGTAGATTATGGCAGTAACGACCCAGCAACAATCGCTCTGAGTGTTCGTTATGACAATGCACTGCAAACTACTACTCCTGGCGGAGTGGGTAACCCAGTGCCTCGCACCAATAACGGCGTGGCCACCAGCTAAACGGTTAAACAGCGCCAATAAACCCACTTTTGAGTGGGTTTTTTAATGACATAAATATTAGTATGGCCAGCCTTTATAATGCAGATTTAAAACCTATCGCCTCGGGTGCTACCACATACCCGTACGATCACGCAACTAAATTATTTCTATCGGACAATTATAGACTTGCACCCAAGCAAAGTTTTTTATATTATGTTTGCATTAATGTAGACACTGGTACTCTTACTGGGTCGAGCATACTACAATCATTGATTGCTCCAGATGGCACCAGTAGCCAGACTCTAATAGAACAATACGAAACTGGATTACTGGCAAAACGAGTGGAATTACCCAAGTTTACTTTGTCCACCAAAACCATGAATGCGTATAATAGAAAAAATATTATACAAACCAATATTTCATATGACCCAGTTACAATAACATTCCATGATGATGCAGCAGATATTGTAAACACTTTTTGGAATGACTACTACACATATTATTATAGAGACAGTGATTACAATTCCACACTGTATCAGTTGCCGCACAAGTACCAACCCAGAAATAGAGATAGTTGGGGGTTTACTCCACGAAATAATTCATTACGGCCATTTCTAAGAAATATACAAATATTCAGTTTACACAATAAACGATTCACTGAATATTTGTTGATCAATCCGTTTATCACCAGTTGGCGCCATGGCGAACATGATGCATCTCGTGGTGACGGAATTATGGAAAATACCATGGGGCTGGCCTACGAAACTGTAAAGTATAGAACAGGTTATGTAAATCCAATTGATGTAAATGGTTTCAGTATTTTACACTACGACAATACCGTCAGTCCTATATCCAATGGTGCGTCCAGTGTGTTCACAGATGCAATAATCAGCGGCGCAGTAAATGGTGCGACTAAAGATTTGTCCAGACCCAATGGCACTGGCAGTGGTATAGGGGTTTTGGGTAGTATACTCAATGCTTACAAATTTTATAACACTGCTAAAAATGTTAACATTGGTGGTGTGGCCAAACAAGTACTGGGACAAATAGCGGGACAAGTTATAAATGGTGCAGTAAATGGCGCTATCAATAATGTATTTTTCCCCACAGTCAATGGCACCGGCGGTTATGGTGGTACATACGGCAGCAGTCAAGTATACTCCAACTCAGGCATACTTCAAACAAATCCATATGGATCACCTGCCAATTCATTTTTAGCAACCATTGCAGGATCCGCAGTGGGTGCAGTGACGGGATCTATTGTGCAAACAGCAGCCACTCAAATTGATCAGTGGGTTCGCGGTGTGGTCAGCGGACAAACAGCGCCCTTGCCTGGCTATCAGCAAATATATCAAGCACAGACCACCAACGGCACCATACAAGTAAATGCACAAGGACAACCTATCACTGGTCAATCTACTGCTTTTGTTCAGAATGCCGATGGAGAAATGATTGTGGGCGAACTACAAACTATACAAACCGCAACTGGAACATTTAATCGGACCAATCTGACAGAAAATTTAAAATATGCCACAGTTACCACTGATGAAAGCGGCAAGCCGGTAACTGAGTATGTATACCGTGATGGTACTACGGTTATATACAATGACGAACGGGGTGGCATACAACAAATTTATCCTGGTTCAAATTATTTATTTGGCACAAATACTGTTAATGCTCCAGTGAATGCAAGGGATCAAGTAATTGCAGGTCAGCAGCTTAATCCAGGTCAGCAGCAAACATATACAGATCCGAGAACAGGTATCATATACACAACTGGCGGCACCACAGGGGCATATGTTACAAATACCATATCAGGTACTGCTGGGTTGGCTGGCGGCGCCTACATAGGCTACGGTGTTAATCAAGCGCTCAATGGAACATTTCTGGGCAAGTCAGTTATTGGCCAAGCAGTAAGTGCTACCATTTCAGGCGCTATCGGATTAGAAACCGGCAGAGTAATCAATAATGGTCTCCAGCCCATTTTAAATGGTATTACTGGCAGTATCAGTCAAGGCTGGGACAGCGTGTCCGGCTCTATTAGAAATGTAACAGGATCATGGTTCGGCGACG